AGTGGGCCGTGCGGCCGGTGCGGTCTGTTCCTTCGCCTCGTACTCGCGCACCTTCTTCTGCAGTTCGCGGTGCTGCTTGCGCAGTTCCCTGACCCACTCCGGGGCACGCTCGCCATCGTCAGCCGGGGGCGTCTCGTCCCCGATGCTGATCGTTACCTCGTCGGGCTCCGGGTCAGGTGCGGCGGCTGCAGGGGCATCAGCCTGGGGAGACGGGTCAGGCGTGTCTGGTGCGCCCTGAGCCGCCGCAACCTGTTCGCCCTCGTCCTCGGGCGTGTCCTCGTCCCCGTCGTGCACTTCCGTGCTGCCATCGGGTTGCGTCACTTCGATTCTGATTCCCATCCGTCTTCCCTCTCGGCTGATGCGGTCAGCCGGCAACCGTTCGGCACCGTGCCGATTCTTACTCGCGCGAAAGGATTTTTACCGCCTGCTCCTCGCCTGGGAACACCACGATATTGCGGGTTCCGTCGCCGCCGCCTCGAGAACTCTGATCCAGAAACCGAATCCCCGGAACACCTTGGCTCCTGAACCACTGAGACGCAGCTGGGGCGAGCGGGCCATCTCCGAGATCGACCTTAAGCTGTGCCTGGTTGTAGAGAGCTCGGCCGGGTAGGTTCAGGTCAGTGCCGAGGCTCTTGGCGATGTCTTGGATGGCCTTGGACTGCTCCTTCAGTGGCTTGTCCCAGTCGAGCATTTTGTTTGTGAGCCTATCTGGGATGTCTACGGTGTAGAGGGAGCCTGGGTTGGCCTGAAAGTCTGACTTAGACAGCAAATTTCGAACTTGAGTCATGTACTCAATGTCGTCAAACTTGCTTCCGCCATTGATTTTGTTATTCAACACGCTCAAGGCCTGCTGCTTCCCGCCATACGTAATTGCATAATCTGCGGCGTCTCTTTCTATCGTGCTCAGGGCAGAAAGCGGTTTACCGTTGAGCGTGGCCTGTGCACTTGACAGCGCTGATTTATAAGACCCGGCCACCCCAGGCGACTCCGCAAAATACAACCCATACCCGAACGCCTGCGCACCCTCGCCACTGCCAATCTTCTCGGCTCGGAACCGCCCAAGCGGCGCACCCTCCTCGGCAGGGAACCGGTGCGGCGTGCCGTGGTATGCCGTCAAAGGGCTGATGTCCTGCACTGGGATGCCGCGCTGATACGCTAGAAAATCCTCGGCTTGCAACGCCGCAGCTTGCCTCGGAGTCGGCATCGCGCTCACTATGCGGCCGATTTCACCCGCCACCGCAGGCAGCGCCTGAGCGCCCATAGCGGCGGCCTTGAACGCTCCAGCAGGCGCACCAATTCCCGGCATATTCCCCATCGCCTGCCCGGTGCGGTATGCCTCGCGGCCGAGGTCGGTGGCGTATGAAGGCACATCGAGGCCCAGGAATCCACGCACGCCGCCGCCGATGAGCTGCGCGGCTGGCTGGCCGATCATGCGCTGATACGTTTCGATTGCCGAGCGCATGCCTTGCCTCGGGTCCCACCACATCCGAACTTGACCGGGGGCGAATCGGTCTGCCATGTGTCTCTCCTCAGAGTTCAGGTCGCGGCGGCGTCTGCTCGGGCAGGCCGATCATCTTCACCGCGTCCATCGCCATGCGGGTCTGATCCATGTCGATCTTGGAAACCGTCTCGAGCGTCTTCGCCCGCGCCAGCTCGCTGTCTGCGACGGTCTTCACCACACCGGCACGGGCCTGCGCGGCCTTGGCCAGCGCCTCCTCGGCCGCAGCCTGCAGGAACACCGCATTCGGATCGGGCTGCGCACCGGCCTGGGCCATCGCTGCGGCCTCCTCCTCGGTCGGCTTCACGACGCCCATCTGCACCAGCTGCTTCCGGAAGAACTCGCTGATCTCGCTCAGGCCCTCGCCTTCCATGTTCATGAGCGCCGCAGCCTGCAGCACGCGCTGGGCCTCGGGGTCTTGCGTCACGGCCATCATCTGCGTGAGGGCGCGCACCGTCGCGGCACGTTTGCTGCTGCTGCTCGGGCCGACCTCAACGGCGACATCGAACTCGGCTTCGGTCAGGTCGTTCTCGTGCTCAAGCTCGCCCTCGTCGTTCACCATCGGCCGCATCAGTTCAATGCTCGACATCTGGCCCTGCGCGCCGATGCCCTTCATCTTCCGTCCAGGCTCTGCGTACACCTCGCGGGCCATGCCGAGCCAGACCTCGCCAGCGCGGCGCACGGCCTTGGCGTAGTTGCTCATGTAGATGAACGTCTGCATGTCCAGCCGCTGCTGGACCATCTCAACGGCTTTGCCGCTGACGTTGGCGACCACCTTATCGCCCTGCTCCTGATTCCCGAGAACGTCCTTGATGTCCTGCTCGGTGATCTGCAGCAGCGCAGCCATCGCGGGCGGGATCTGCGGCGACTTCGTGTAGGCCAGCGGGCCTGCAGCCTGTGCGCTGCCGTCCGGTCCGGTGATCGGGTTGATCAGCAGGTACGGGTAATTGCGCAGGTTGTCGTCCTGCCACATCACCTGATGACCGGCTACCTGCTCGGGCGTCAGGATGGGCTTCTCGACGCTCGACAGAGCGGCGATCTCGGCCAGCTTCGACCGCTGCATGTTCGCCAGGCGCTGGGCGTCTTTCGCCAGCCTGACATGCCCCGCGCACCGCTCCACGTTGTCCACGAACCAGCGGCGGCCGTAGACCGGCACGACGGGGATGTGCTTGCCGGCAATGAACCCGGAGTCTTCGAGCACCTTCGCGCCGCTCAGGACATACTTGCGCACCCGCTGGCGCTTGACGCGCTTCTGCCGCACCTCGACGCTGCCGACAGCCTCCAACTCGGCCAGCATCTCATCGTCCAGCTCGCTGTCCCGGTAGCGTTCCTCCTCGCCGTCCAGGCTGCGGAAGATGCGCACGGTCTCAGACACCATCTCGACGCGGAAATACTCCGCGACGTACACGACATCGGGCGTCAGCCAGTCGAACTCGTACTGGTGGATTTCCTTCGGCCAGCTTGCCGGGTCATCCCCGTACTCGGCCTTGTACGCCTCGCGGGTCATGCTGGTCAGCACGAAGCACCGCTTCGCGTCGGCCTTGTCCTGGCGCTTGGCTTGGAGGTCGAAGAACACAGACGAGTCGGCGTCGAAAATCGGTTCGATGCGGATGCGCTGGCGCTCGTCCTCGTCGTCCTCCTCGTTTTCGTAGGCCGCTCGCAGCCGGAACGCACCGAAACCGCCGCCGACCGCCTCCTCGAAGGCGTTGTCGTAGGCTTCCTCGGCCCCGCTGTCCTGCTCGTCGGCCCGGTACAGGTCGTCGCAGGTGTCTGCGAGTCCGTCGTATTCCTTGCCTTCCTTGCTGACGAAATCGACCGTCACGCGGTTGGCGCGGTACTCGGAGAAGATCCGCTGCACCGCAAGGGCGATCTTGTTGACCTCCATCTTCGGCTTGTTCTCGAACTGCGCGCCCAACGGCCCTTCCCACTGGGCGCCTGCGATGGAGTAGAACCGGCGATCCTGCAGGCACTGCAGCCGCTCGTCGCGCAGCGCGCTCTGGATGGCGTCGAACTCTGCCATCGCTTCCGCATGGATGCGAGACAGTCGCTGCTCGTTCGATTCTCGTGCCATCGGGGTATCTCCGGGTATTGCGCGGCTGGCGGGATTATGCTACGCGAGGCGTTCGGTGTCTATCGCCAGCGGTGGGCGGTGGGAAGGACGAGGCCCGCGAGGTCAGGTTTCTTCGTCGTCGCCCCCGTAACAGCCGGGAACAGCGCCGCCAGGCCCCAGATCAGCGCGTCGGCCCGGTTCGGGCTCCGCGAGCCGGTGTAGCCCGTCGTGGCGAATCCGCTCAGTTCGTCCTCGAGTTCCGGAAACATCCCGACATGGCGTACCTTGCCCTGCTCGTACAGCGACGAGAACGGTTCGGCGCGCACCACCTTGCCCCGGCTGGCGGTCACGGGCCTGAACGGCGTGCGCGGGCGGGCGGTCTCAATCACCTGGCGCACCATCGCCCCGCCGTAGTTCGTCTCGGCCACCACGCAGTCGGCCTTATGCCGATCAAACGCCTCGGCCGCCACGCGTCCCCAGGTTGCAGGGCCGGCTTTCACCGTCAGGTCTTCCAGCAGGTAGCACGCGCCGTCCGTGGCCAGGCCGACCACCACGATGCCGATAGCGTCGTTGTCCGCACTCGCCTCGTCGTCCGCGCCGCTCGGGTCCACCGCGACCACAACGCGCACCAGTTGCGGAACAACGCCGTCCAGCACGCGCCAGCGGTCGATGTGCTCCTCGGGGAATAGGGCGTTCGGGTTTGCGTCTGCGAAGCGGCCCTCGAGGAATCGCGCCCGCATCCTGGCCGGCAGGGACTCGAGCATGCGCAGGTACTCGGGCGACAGGTTCGCAGCGTTGTCGGTCGGGTTGATGGCGAAGCAGGCGTAATCCTCCGGACGCGGCAGGCCGAGCCGGGTGTCGGGGTCGCGCTTCTCGACAAACCTGCGGTACGTCCAGTGCGTCTTGCTCGGCGGGTTGCAGTCGTAGTAGGCCCGCAGCCTGAGTGTGACGGGCTCGCGGCCTTCGATGACCTGCGTGGCCTTCTGCGCAAGGCGCGTCAGGGCCGTGTCGATGCTCGAGAGCGGTATCTGGCTGCACTCGTTGAAGTACAGCGTGGCGAACTCCTGCCCGAGAATCTTCTCGGTGCGGTCCTTGTCGTCCAGCCCCGCGAACCAGATCTGCGAGCCGCCTGGAAGGCTGACGTAGCCGTCCTGCTGGTGCATGTCCCACGCCACACCGGGGAACGCTGCGCGCATCACCTTTGGGAACGTGTCCAGCACGACGCTGGCTTTCAGGTGGTTGTAGCGGAACCGGAAGATCGCATGCCTTGAGTTCGGTGCCTTCAGCGCACGCATCACCACGTTGCGTGTGAGCAGGAACGTCTTGCCCGAGCGCGAGCCGCCGAACAGCATCAGGTGCGTGGAGTCGCCGCTCAGGATGCGCTGGGCTTCCTGCTGGCGGGCGGTTAGCTGGAATGCCATCGGACGCGCTCAGAGTTTTTCGTCGTCATTCTGCGCAATGATTTTCACCGCGCCGCCGTCGTGGCCTGCGAGTTTCAGGAGATCGCCATATTTCTTCGGCGCGAGTTTCGACAACAGCCACTTGCGAGTATCTACCTGCAGTTTGTGCTTCTGGATCGCGGCCCAATCCTTTTTGCCATCGACAATTTCCGGGTCTTGGTCGGATATATCCATCAGGTCGGCCGAGATTTTCTCGATGAAATTCTCGCGTGCGTGCGCGTACTTCTCGGCCAGCGCGGCGTCCTCCGCAACCCAGCCCATGAACGTGCTGTTCTTCACGCCGGCCCTCTCGCACGCCTTCCAGCAACTCATGCCGGCTTCCATGTTCGCCAGGACGGCATCGGCCTGCTTGGCGCGCTCTGGGCTTCCGGGCTTGGTTCGTTGGTTTGCCATCGTAGTGACTCCTCAAACACTCAGATCATGGCCCAACGCAGCGTCTCGGGCAATGTTGACTTTGTTGGACGTACGCGCGAATAAATAAAAAACACTTGCACGAAGGAAAAAGAGAGAGAAAAACCAAAAATGTATATTGATCTTACGCGTACGTACAACATCGACAACATTTGCCACATTTTGCGGCACACGTTGACTTTGTTGTCCGGTAACGCGGAGATCATGCGGCATGTACAACATCTTCAACGCCCAAGCTCCCGCATACGCTCGGTCAGCCGCTGGCGCTTCTCGCGCTCGCGTTCGGCAAGCTGCTCGTAGTGCTCATGCGCGGTCGGGTTGACGTCCC